CTCCCTTGGCGATTTATGAAGGCGCAAAGTCCAGCATTGGTAACGTTGATGCGATTAGACCCATACCTAAAACCAGTTACCGTGTCATCAGTAGTCGTTTTGTTTATAAATACATCACCAGCGCTATTAATTCTCATCCGCTCTACAACACCGGCCGACCCATCGGGAGTTGTGAAAAATAGCAGCCTACCTGGACTATCAGTTGTATCTCCAGAAGTTGTCCAGTCTCCGTCCGCCTCAGCTTTAATAAGTGCGGCATCTGACCAGCCAACGCCGTCAGCGCCACGAAATGCTATGTAGCCAAGGGCGTCGCCTGTCGTAACTTCAGTAAATGAACCATCAGTAGTACCGCGAGAGCGGTTTAGATCAAGAACAGGAGCAGTACCTGGGTCTGTACCGTTGTAACTGGTAAAAGCTGCGCCGCCGTAAGCTCCCGATCCGGTGGTAACGATTGCAAGTTTTTCGTCAATACGAAGATTGTTAGTGGCAGTAGACGTGCCAACTAACAACCTGCCGGAGCTATCGATGCGGGCGCGTTCAGATGTGTTTGTATAGAAAGCAAGTGCGTTGGGCGCACCAAAATTCATTACACCGTTAAGGCCACTAGTCGTTGATCCAGTAGTAGGCGTGCCGCTATATGTACCCCAAATGTTTAGATAGTTAGTAAGTACCGTGTCTGATTCGCTGTCGCCATTCAGCATCATGCTTAGCATTTTTGCCGTGCTGATATTTGACGCATTACGACGCAAAATTAAGCCAGGATAGTTCCAATTCATTGAATTGGCGAAGGATGCCCCAGCGTTTGTGTTAACTACGTCAAGTGCATAAGCAGGGCTAGTAGTGCCAATCCCTAGTCGCCCTAGATAATCCAGCGTCATACGAGTCGCCGGAACATCACCATTTGAAACCTTGAAGTTAAGGTTTATTTGATTGCTACCATTGTTAGTTGCTTCAACCTGAGCAGATCTTACTCCAGGAGCAGCGTCAGTTGGACTTAAATCAAGACTAACTCCTGTTGAAGCTGTCGCTGAGTTATTGCGGATTGCAGCGCCAATTACAGAACTTCCTGCACTTGTTTGGCTGGTGTGGAGAATCGCCCCAGGGCTACTAGTCCCCAGACCTAAGCGGCCACTGGGGTCCAGGCGCATTCGCTCGGTGTTGTTTGTGCGGAACTCAAGCGCATGATTGCTATATGTCCCGAGTACACCAGCCCCCGATCCTGTATTGCCCAACAAGACAAATGGACTGGTCAGACCGCGATCACCAAAGCCAGCAAAGCCATTAGTACATAAAGCCTCAGAGGCAGAGCTAGTGCCGTTGGTGCCAATGCTTATATTTCCACTTGCATTAATGAAGAGTCTGCCAACGGAATTAGTCGAGATGGCTACTTGGTCTGCGCCGGGGGAGTAGATGCCGGTGTTGGTGTCGCCGGTAAATGTAATGCTTGGTGTTGCAGCCGCACCAGCAGATGCGCTGATAATGCTGTCAAATGTTGCGGTGCTGGTTACATCCAGCGTGCCAGGTACATCAACGTTGCTAGTCCACTCAACGCCAGTACCAGCAGCGTCGGTCTGCAGCAGCTGGCGAGCAGAACCATCAGCCAACTTTGAAACAGCAATCTCAGCACTTGCCGAAATGTCGCCATCCACAATCGTGGAATCGGCAATCATCGTGCTGGTAACGCTGCCGGTATCGCCAGTGGTGACGACAGTACCGGTCACGTCAGGCAGCGTGATCGTCTTATCCGACGCGACCGAGGCAGGTGCCTGCAGCGCGATGTAGTTGGTGCCGTTAGCGGTAGTTTCGCGGAAACGGACCTGTTGCTGGTTATCCATTACCAGCGCACCAGTCATCGTGTCGCCGCTGGCGTTGACGAACTCGCCGGCTTCACTGCGCCATGCGGAGCCGTCCCAAATTTTTAGTACGTAATTGCCGCCAGTTGTATCCAGCCACTGTTCGCCAACGGTGTTGCCACTTTGACCGCCACTGGCAGGCGTAGCGTTTGGTGCAGTCGTACCAATATGGACGGGGCCAACCTTTACAAGGGCGCCAGCACTGTCTTTGAAAAATAGACCGGTGCTTGTGGCGTTCGTGTTAATCGCCAGTTGCCCGTCGGACATTGCGCCAGGAGTTGGGCGCTTATCTGCAGTGCCGCTACGAAGGTGCTGAAGGGCCATTCCTTAACGCCCGCAGGCCGGAAATTACCTTCTAACTGTAACGACTCTCCTTAATACGTCCCGTCGTTTAAGTCGCTAGTCAAAGCCACCGTGCCAGTGCTATTCGGCAGGGTGATTGTCCGGTCAGCCGTGGGATCGGTAACGGTCAGCGTGGTTTCGTAATCGTTGGCGGTAAGACCTTCAAAAATGATCGTGGTGCCGGTACCCATCGCTAGGTTGCCGGTCATGGTGTCGCCGGCTTTAGCGATTTTCTCGTTATCTACTTCGGCAATGGCGCCCTGAACGTTTGTACTGGCGATGTTGCCGGTAGGCGTAAAGCCGACGTTCGATGCGATCTGAGCAACAATCGTTTCCGACGTTTCGATCAGGACATAGCTAGTGCCGTTTGACAGCAGAATGTCGGGTGGTTCCAGTGCAACAGCAGGTGCGGGAGCCGTGCCGGTTCCTGTTTGGCTAACAACGACGTAATAACGATTGTTGTTTGTGGCTGCCGCAGGAAGAGCTGCACCAGATGTAAAACCTGCCGCCGTACCCTCAGCCGTTACGGAATCCAGCAGGTTGGTGTTTGCGTCATAAGTACCAGCAAGGATAATTTCACCGGCGCTAATACCGACAGGCTGGTAAACGTTTCCGTCCCAGAGATACAGATCGCGGGTTAGCGGATTAAAGAAGAATTGTCCAATATGTTCAGCTGTAGGCTGCGACTCGCCGAATAGCGAAACAGCGTAATCAGCGACTTTTGCGCCAGTGATCGCGTTGTTGGCGATGCGTGCAGTGGCAAATTCACCAGTTGTAATTTTGCTGGCGTCAAGGTTTGGGATATCAGCGGCTTCAATTGCTGCGCCAGTTGTGACGTGACCTTGGGCGTCAATCGTCACCTTGGAATAGGTGCCGGCAGTTGCGCTATTGCTATGGTTCAGCGTGCCGCTGCTAACGGAAAGACCTGTGCCAGGTTGGATGATGCCTTTGGTGCTGCCGGTGGCATCCGGTAAATCTCCGGGAACCAGTGCGCGGAAGGCAGGTGTTGTAGATGCACCGCTTGTAGGACCAGCCCAAACCGTGTTGGCGGACTGGGTGTTAAGCGTTACGTCAACAGCAGCAGTGAAATTATCTGGATAGGTAACAGCAAATGCGAGCGGAGTGGATTCCGTAATCGTGATCTCGTTCAGCGCAGATTGCCGCTGCCAAGTGCTACCGGTCCAGGCGTATCCGTAACCAGTTGCGGTGTTCAGCCACTGCTGACCAGTAAATGCACCAGAGCCGCTTGGAGTGACGTTGCTGACAATGGTGGCGCTGTCGTCCGCAAGTTTGCCGGCAGTTACAGCGTCATCAACGATCTTGGCTGTAGTTACAGCGTTACTGGCCAGCTTTGCCTCAGTTACAGCAGCGCTAGCGATGGTTGCCGCAAATGAGCCAGTGCCCGAGCCGGTAACGTCGCCGGTCAGTGTGATCGTCTGGTCGCCGGTGTTGGTGCCGGAGCTGGTGCCGCTGTGCGTGCCAGAGAAGGTGCCGGACTGTGTAGCGAGAGTTCCCAGTCCCAGCGTGGCGCGTTGGGCGGTGGCATCGGCGTCGTCAAGCAGTGCCCGACCTGCTGCGGTACAGGTAATTTCCTCAACGTCGCCGGATCCTGCGCTGCTGCGTCCCAGCAGTTTGTCCGTGGCGGAAACGTCTTGGATCTTGGCGTAGGTAACAGCACCGTTCGCTAGTGCTGCCGTGCCAAGGCTGTCGCATTTTGCAGTTGTAACTGCACCGTCAAGAATTTTGGCGGTCGTTACAGCGTCATTGGCAATGGTCGCGTTGACGTTTGCGAAGGCGCCACCGCTAAAAACTTGGAGTACCCCAGTGCTGCTGTTGAAATAGCCGCGACCTTCAAAGTTGTCGGAGCTGGGGGCAGTGGTATCAACCGCAATGCTGGAATCAGCCGCAAGCTTGGCAGCAGTGACAGCGCCGGTGGCCAGTGCGGTAGCACCGATCTTGGTGGTGCTGGACTGATCCAGCTTGGAAAGATCAATACTGCTGGCGTCTACAAGGTCAAGACCGGCATCTACCAGATCCTTGACCGTGATCTTTTTGGTCTGGCTGGCTGATACGTCAGCAACAGGCAGTACGTCAGTGGCCGCCGCAGACGCAGCCGGTAGGGCAGGTAACTGCGTAATGCGTTGGTCGGACAAGGTAAAGCCTCCGGTGCCTGCGGCCGTAAAATCAGTTTAGTCAGTAGCTTCCTGAAGCAGAAAGTCGAGTGACTGCTCCAGTTGGATACGGTCGTCGTCTTCCTTAAGGATGTAATCAGCCGGTCTGCCGACAAGCAACCGGATTTCGCCGGTAGTCACAAAATCAATCGCGCACTGGATCGTGTCGGTTGTATTGACCGTGACCCCAGCACGAGTCACCATCGCGGTGGTCTGGTAAAAAATCGTCTGCGTCTCAGGCGTAATTTCTGAGTCGGTCAGATAAAAAGCACAGTCAAATTCGCTGCCAATGTCTAAGCGCTGGATCAACTGCAGCATCAGCAACGGCGATTCTTTAGAGCCATCGCTGGTGTAGTCAAAAAAGCAGTCAATCGTGCCAGAGCCGCTGATCAGACCGGCGGCATACTGATTGCGGAATTTATCGCTAAGGCTGGTTACATCCAGTGCTTCACGGTCGGTATTTAGCTGATAGCTGGTGACATTACCGAGCGTGTTGTAACTAACGTCGCGAATTGTGTACGTGATCTCAATCGGTGCGCCAGTAAAGGCATAAACCGTTAGCTCAGCAGACCTGTTGTTGTTTACGGCGTCAGAAAATGTCGGGAAAAACCGCAGGCCACCGGCGTTGTTGATGTTGACGTAAGCGGAGATTTCTTTTTCGACCGCTCCAGACAACCAAGATCCTGGCGCGAAACACTCCAAGCCTCGTGCGTCTGCTGTTGAAATGTCCAAGCGGTCGCCGGTAAGGATGTTGTCTAGCGATGTATCTAGACCGATCCTATTTAGCGTCGTTGTAACGTCTGCCGGATCAATGCTGTCTGCAACTTGTACTGGGACAGCGCCAGTATTTCGCCGCAGTTTTACGGTGCCGTGAACACCAAGAAAAACCGTCATGCGATTACGCCTCCGGCAATAAAGTCGCCGTCAACCGTAAATTGAATTGGTACGGAAGTCAGTTCGCCTGTAGATACCGCAACCTGCGCAGAAGTGATGTAGGCATAAAACTGGATGTTGTCGTTGGAGTTGCTGCCTACGCGCAGTTCCATCAGTACACGGTCAGATTCGGCAACCGCGCCAACCTTTTGAATCTTGCTCAGGAGTGCGGTGAACTGGCTGTAGGTAGCGGATTCGCCGGCTTCGAGCCTGTAGTACACCAGCGTGGCGCTGCCGGTGGCGCTTTTAATGCCGGGGACAAAGGTATTGCTGGTGCTATCGACAGTGTTGGTATTGATCAGCTCCACGGTCGTGTCCAGCGACCAATCGCGGATCTTGGCGACAGGCTTACTGTCAATCACGAGGGAGCCGGATCGACCTGTGTAAAAACCCATCGGACTGCGCTATGCGTAGTTTCAGGCTAGCGGATGGTAAATAGACCGTCGCTAAAGTCAGCGATCAGGCTTTGACCGGAGTTATCGCACGGATGCTCCACAGCCCGGACGCTGACTTCGCCTTCCTCGTCCATCTGGACTTCAACCACGCGGAAGGTGCGCTTTGCCTTGGCAGGTGTCCCAAGTACAAACAGCCAACCTTCGTAGCCGGCAAGGGAGCTAGCCACGTTGGAACTGATGCTGGCGGTTGTGGTAATGACGCTTTGGCCGTCCCTGTAAAGCAGCACGCTGTAGCTGCCGTTGGGGATTGCATCTGCCAGCGGGATATTTAACGCACCTCCAGATTCGATCTGTCCGCTGTAGATGCCCTGCCATTCCTGCAAGCCGGCGTCAACGTAGATGTAAGCGCCAGGGGACAGTGGGCTGTCGGTTGGAAAGGTCTTGAACTCGATGTTGCGGCGGATGTTGCGGCGCTGCTGGCACAACAACTTGGCGTACATGATCGCTTGACTTCTGTTGGTGACGTATTGCGACAGGTCAAACGTCTGACGGATTGCTGTTGCTTCAGTCACGCCAACAAGGTTTACATCAACGCTGGCATTACGCGGAAACACGCCGTCACGTTCAGTGTTGCGATAAATCACCGTGGCGATCAAATCCTGAACGCTGCTTCCGTAATCAATAAATTCTTCCTTATAGGAATCCTCAAGGATGTTGCCAGCGGTGAACATGGCGCGAATTGGCACCGTGCGGGTGATATTCCCGCTGTTGTCACAAGGCACTGCAGGGATCAAAGTCTCCTTGCCGCCGATGCGTCCCAGTTCCAGCAGGCTGTATGGACCAACTTCTGCCCAGAATTGACGCCAAGCAGTGGGCTCGGCAATTACACCGTCAAAGAACAGGTTATTGCGCTGGCAGAAACGTTTAGCCAGTGCCAGTGCAGGCAGATCAATGCCTTCAATTTTGGCGAACTGTCCAATGCCATCCACCGTGTCAAGGATAGTGTCTAGGAAGATTTCAGGCGCAAGGCTGGTGGCTGTATCTGGTGTGGAGCTGTAACTGCCATCGTCGTTTAGGCGGCGTACCAGCCGACCTTTGTTGACAAACACGCTCATGGAGCGCAGATCTTGTACGCCTTGGCCGCTGTAAACGTTGAAGCCCAGCATCGTCAGGTTGCTGTACAGCTGCGGATAGTTGCTGAACGCCTCGGTGGATTGCTCCGTAACGGCTTTAATTTCTAGTTCGGGCCCGTTGTCAAAGCTGAAGTTCAACTGCGTATCTGAACGCATGGAAAACAGGCTCCATTCGTCAATTTCAGATGGGTTGCGATTGATTGGTGCAAGATAACCGTCACGGGTACGCAGTTTACCGGTGAAGGTAAAAGTACCGCCGGCAGGACCGGTAATGTTTTGAACGGTGCCAGCGTTCTCGACGTAGGCGAAATCAGTGAGACCGTAATACCGCATTTCCGCAGCGGTTTCAGCAATCGGTTCAAACTTAAATTGCCAGTTGCCGATATTGTCGCCAGCGATGAACTTTAAGAACGTGTAGTTATCCTGATCAGCTCCACGTCGGATTACAAAGATACGTGGCACTCGAACCCATGCGCCGCCGGTGCGTCGATAAAGCACCCAGAAAAACATAGAGCGGAGCTTATAACCGTTATCGCTGTCTTTGTAGGTTTTGGTCTCAACTTCGCCGTAGGTTTTGGCACGACCTTGTACGCGCTTAAATACGCGAGCTTTTAAGGCAAAGTCGACAATGCGGCAAGGGGTAATCGTTTCGTACGACGCCTCCTCAATCTTCACCATGCACTTGGTGTCGAAAAAGTCGTTTTGCAGTTCTGGATTGTCAATAACCGACTGGTAATAAGCTTTTTCTACTTCCAGTGCCGCAATCTGGGCGCGCCAGCCGTTTGCCCTTGCTTCTGTAGCTGCCGCATCTACGTTGCCTGAATCACCATAAATAGCGCCAATTTCTTCGTTCAATTTTTGAATACGACGCAGTTTTGCTTTACGGTCTTCGCGAAGACTGCGGCCTTTGCCGTTGTCCGCAAAACCATACTGGCGGATGGCTTCATCTAGCTTTGCCGTTATATTTTTTAGCCGTCTGTTTACAGCACGTATCTCTTCTTTCCAGCTACGGATTGCTGCTCTGTTGCGCTGTGCGGCTGGTTTATCCAGTTCGTCATCAATGTACACCTGGAAGAGCCGACGCCGCTCCCTAGCGTCTTCTACTTTATTAGCAAAGTGAATTACAACTGGGTCGTATATGCTGCCGTCATCGCTTGTGATGGCTTCAATTTCTTCTGTTGTCCACTTGCGATCTCGTAGTTCTTCAATGCTGTCAATAAGAGCATTGATCTCTGCTACGCGGCTATTGATCTGATCAATGCGCGCTTGTGCTGAAGGCGTAAGCAGTGGGGGCGTCTGACTGAGCAGCTCGCGTAAAACTTGGATCTCTGTGTTTAATCTTGCAATCTCATCTGAGGCTTCTTTTTCGTTTGCCTTGTATGTGAGCGTGCCGTAATCTTCGTTAGGGCAAACGCCAGATTCAATACACTCAAAATCAATATTGGTGGCATCATTATCGAGTTCCAGGTCGGTGATTTGACCTTTTACACGTAGTTTTGCGCTGCCTAGTTTGTAGGTGCTGGCGGCATCAATGGAGCTAAGGAGTGTGCGTCGCAGTTCTGATGCAGCTTGCCGTACGTCGCTGGCGCCACTGCTGCTGAGTGGTTTGAAGCGCAGCGTAAATACTGTTCCAACGGGAATGGCAGGGCGGGAGTTATCCAGCTTGTTATCGGGCCAGTATCCGCCACGTCCATTCAATTCGATGCCCAAATCAGCGCGTAGGTTGGAACTACCGCGTTCATCTCGATCTAGGTACAGAACATTGATGGGAATTGGAGCTGTGACGCCACAGCGTGTTGCTGTAGACGGTGAAAATGCTTGGCTAAAGCCTTCTGTCCGTGTTGCGCCAGCTAAAGACGCTTTGTACACAAATGACGAAGCTGCTTCGGCGCCTGCAGTGGGGTCAGTGCCACTGCCAAACCTCAGATCGCTGAAACGTAAAATGCCGTTCTGGCGCAGGTACAGCCAATACTTTTGCGCCGCCATTTGACGCAAAGTTGCTTGGCCAAAGGCTGTGCGGGCTACATCAATACCAGCCGGATCAATGTTGGATGCCCCAATCACTGCAGCCATCTGCATGAATTGACTAGAGCCAAAACTTTTAACGGCGGACCACACCATTGAGGTGTTGACGCGGACGCCGCCCGTTGTGTTTTGGTCGGTGTTGCAATAAACCAGATTGACAGGATCGCCGTACTTGGCTAACTCCTGTGAACTGTTGAAACCAAAACGCGGGGAGAAAGTTTGATCGCGTCTGCGGCGTTGGTTTTGTTGAGATGGGAGTTCTGGCTTGGGTGCCAGTAGTGCTGCGCCAACCTGAAACAGAACGCCAACAATCGTCAGAACAAGTGCGACAGTTGCAGGATCATTTTGCGGAGTTTTTAGTTTGTCCGCAGGCAGTTTTGTGTGATCAAATTGCGCCTGCACAAAGTTCAAATACTCCTGCTCGCTAATGCCCAGCTCAGCAATCAGCTGGTGTTCGTAGGGCAGTAGGCGGCGGGTCATTTGTGAAGCCTGAAGTAATGGCCGTAATCGGGTGGAAGCGGAGCCAGCACCACGCCGGATCTCTCGCTAATAAAAAGCACGTTGCCGTCGTCCATCACTGTACCCATGGCGCCGCCCTTTGTACCGGGCAGCAATACAACCGCATGGCGCTCAGGACCGTTTAGCCGTGTGCCGTTTTGTAGAAGCCATTTCGCCATGATCCGGCGCGGGAAAGTGTTGTCGGTATAGCGCTCAAAGTACCAGGCAAAATCTGGCGTGTGATCGTAGTAGCCAAGCCGGCGGCGAACCTCGGCAAAGAGCAGGCAGCAATCGACCGTACCTGAACCATCGCCGGGGTAGGCGCCCCACGCACGCTTCAAGCCGATTAGGTCGTTCACCGCAAATACAGCTCGCTGTTGAGAGGCAGCGGGCCAACGTTTTCGCGTGTCAGGGTTCTGGCTGGAAAGGCGCTACCCACGCTGTCAATCGCAGAGCGGAAACGGAGTTCAACAGTGGTTTCGCTAAAGCTGGCGCCAATGCCGACGTAGTAATCGGTCAACGCGGTAAGGATTTGGTCGCTGGCGTTTAGCCATGCGTTTGTGAATTGCAGTGTGCTCAGGCGGTTTCCGTTGGCTTGCTCCACCAGCCGCAGCACAACCTCTAAGTTCGGGAACAATACTTGCAGCGTTTCGTTATCGCCGTTCAACGTGGCGAGCGCACCAGATGCCTGAAACGGGGCAAAGCCGTAGGACTCACTCAGGTACGAACTGTTGGCGCCAACAAAATAATTCTGATAGCGGTGAACGACACCACCAGCAGTTGTCAGCTTGAAATACTGTGCGATGCGGATTTCGCTCATCAGTAATCAAGCTCCCCGGCAAGGCTGATCGTCACCGTGTTGCGTCCTACGTAGACCGAACGCACTTCAGGCGGGCTGGTGTATTCCCACTTGATTTGCGTGGGTGATTGGATCTTGCTGGTTAGCGTTGCGTCCATCCCGGCAAATGTTTCGGCGGGCAAGGTAAACCGGCTGAAACCGCCAGACGTGCCGTTGTAGTGGTCGATCAGCTGAGACGCCGCTGTGTCGGTGATGTTGGTGAAGGTCAGCTGCAGTTCGTAGCCGTAGGCGCGGTTGCCAAAGGCTCGCTTGACCGTGGCGCCAGACAAGGCGCGGTACACCTTTGTAGGGAACTGCCCGAGGCGGAAGTTGCGCTCGGATGGTTTGATGCCTGGGAATTGAGCGGTCATCAGCGGAGACCCACGCGGCTACGGGTGCCAGGGCTTTGTTGCAGTTTATCCAAGGTCATTGTCATCCCTCGTTTTGCTCCGTCGCTGGCGGCTTGACGGCGGGTGGCTGCCATGGCTTGTTCCAGTTGATCGCGGCTGACGTATTCGACTCCGCCGATGTTGGTGGTCTGGAAACTCATGTTGAGCACTGGCGCACCTGCTGCAGCGGAGCTGGAACCCATGGCAGAACGCAGGTCGTTGTTTGACATAACGTTGCCGCCTGTGCTGGGCACAAACAACTCTGGGCCACGCTCACCAACGACATAGGGCTTGCCACCCGCAACAGAACCACCAGCAGCTCTGCCGCCCACAGCAAGGCCGGGGATAGGTGTTTTTAACGCTCCGGTGCCAGTCAGATTTTTATTGGCTGTGCTCAATGCATTACCGCCACCACTCAAGGCATTAAAGATTGTTTGCAAAATAATCAATGTCATTTGCTTGGCGATAATCTCAGCCGCCATATTGATGAAAGCATCACCAATGCTCTTGAAGGCATCAGCCAATGCTTGCTGAGTTGATTTGGCGCCAGAAATCACATCGCTAAATGCGGTACTAAAAGCGCTACCAATTGCAGTTGCGCCGCCAACTATTGCGTCAACCTGAAGTTTGATCGGGTCTAAATCTTCTTTGAGTTTGGCAATGGCGTTAGATAGTCCCCCGACAACAGTGCCTTCACCAGCAACGCCAAATTCGGCTTCGCCAAGCGCTTTTTTGAAAAGTTTTTCCGCCTCTTCCGCTTGCTTTTCTAACTCCTCCGTTTGTAACTTAATGATTTCAAGTCGTTGAATTTCAGCGTTAAGCGTTTTGAGGTTGGTCTGTTGCTCGGTATTTTTTAGTTCGCCAATTTGCGCTGCGCGATCTTGAAAATCGAACTGAATTTGTAAGCGCTTGCGTTCAAGCTCGGAAGACTCAAATAACAGTGCGGCTTGCCGTGAAAATTGAGTGCCAAGCTGATCACCAACTTCTAATGACCGTTCAAGCTCTTTACGTAGGCGCTCTGCCTCGCGTTCAGCATCAGACTTGCCCTCTTTCTTTTTCTTGCCGCCAGTGGCAGCCATAAGACCCGGCAAGGTAACGGCAGCGGCGGGCGGTGTTGCAGCAGGCGGCTTGAGAATGCCCTGCTGATAGCCGTATGTCCGCATTAAGTCGCGGAATCTTTCTTCCCGTAACTGCGTAAATTGATCTGCATTGATACGACCGCCTCCGCGCAATCTGGCAATCTGTTCAGCCTCTTGCCCCGCTTGTTTGAACAAACGATCACGCTGTTGAGCTGAAAGATTTGCGCCTAGTTGACGCTGCAGCAAGATCGTCTCAAAGACGTTATTAACTTGATTGGCAATATCAATTGCAAGCCCCAAAATGCTTTGCATTGCAGGGGCAAGGATCGAGCCAAGGCGCGACGCAAGGTTTTGTACAGCGTCCTGCAGTGTGCTTAAACGGCCTGCAAGAGTGTCACTTTGCGCTACAGCGCCATCGGCATATTTGCCGCCAGCAGCGGTAAGTTTTTGGATGGCATACTCAACGGCTTGTGCGCTAATTTGCCCATCTTGCAGTGCGTCTTGAAACTCCTGCCCGCTAAGTTTGTATTCCTCGCGCAAAACTTGCTGCAGAGCAACGCCACGTTCTTGAAATTGCAGTAGCTCTTCACCTTGTAACTTGCCTTTCGCTTGGACTTGACCGTAGGCCGTGACAAGACCGCTTAACTCTGCACCAGTGGCGCCACTTACATCAGCGAGGCGTCTTGTTGTTTCGACAACCTTATTAGTTTCAACTCCAAACGCTTGCAATCGCTTGGCTGAATCAATCAGCTCAGTGCTGGTAAATGGTGTTGCCGCACCAAGCTGCTGCAGGTCTTTAATGATCTGCCCAGCCTTTTCGGCACTGCCAGTTAGAACCTGCAGGCTGCGTGTTTGGCTTTCAATTTCAGCCGTGCTGACAAAGACAAACTTGGCCGCCTGAATTACAGAAAACGCAGCAGCAAGCTTGCCTATCGCTCCACCAAGGCCACCTATCGCACGCTCTGTTTGCTGCGCCTGCGACTGAACTTCGCGCAGCTTCTGAGTCGCGCCACGGCTATCAACATTGATGGCAACGTTGGCAACGACGGACACGGCACGACCCTGATCTTGTTCGCAGTCTACCGACGACGCTTCATCTGACGTTCTTGCTCTTCATTCTGCAGCTCAAAATAACTAGACCAAATCAGAAGTTCCTCTAGTGTCACTTCCCGATTCAGTCGGGCCAATGTATATCCAAGTTCCTTGGCAACCCCAAGCTGCAGGAGCAAGAGGTTGTCTTTTTTCAGCTCAGCCTTTACGGCTTTTCATGTCCAGTTCTTTGCCTTCCTCGGGGTTGGTGATAATAGCGAGCATCATGGCTTGAAGGTCAGCGTCAAGCACATCGTTTTTCAGCTCAGCAATTTCACCAGCCTGAAACAGGCGTTGTCCTGCGTCATCAACAGCTTTCGTGACCAGCAGATTTAAAGCAAATCCATTCGGATCATCACCGCCAGGCATCTTCTGCGCACGCTCACGCTCAGCCATCGTCAACGGCGTTGCGTAAAACTCAAACACATCGCCATTGTCCAGTGTCACCACACGCTTAATAGGCGTCAGGTTGGCTGCCTTTTTCAGACGGGCAAGGGCTGACGATGTAGGCACAGGCATAAAAACAGGTCGTTTGTTATTACTTTAGACGTAAAAAAGCCCCCAGCGCAAGCCAGGGGCGTGAGGAGTACAACCGACTGACCTTATCAGGCAGTGGCAAAGTCGAAGGTGGGCACGCCAGACGGGCGGAAGGTGATTTCAACCTGTTGGGCGTCGTCAGGATTGATGTTCAGGCTGGCGGTCAGCAGCACGGCATCCATTGCGATGGAGCGGCTCAAGGCCTCAGTGCCTTGCTTATCGGTATACAGCTTGAAGGCGCAACCAACTTGTTGACGCTGTAGCACGTCTTCCACCATGCGGTTAGACAGGGCACTGTCTTCGTTGGTGACGTAAATAGTGGCAGTGCCGTTGCCATCAGCAAAGCCGGGGATATAGGCGCGGAAGGGCGCATATTGACCGGCGGTTTGACCAATGGTGGTCACGTCGATTTCAGCGCGGCTGATCTCAAAAGACCAGGATTGAACTTGGCCGACAGCGGCATAATCCGCGTAATACACCTCAAACTCGTTAGGTGCAGCCACAGTGCCATCGTCGGTAATGGCAAGGATGGTGCCACCAGCAGCAGTCGATACGGTGAGCGCACCAGTAGCAGCGGTGTAGCTCAGGACGTAATAGGTGGTGCTGGAGTCAATAGGGGAGGGCAGGGTGCCAGTGCCAGATGCACCAGTTTGGCTATTGACGACGCGGAACTTGACAGGATCGCCAACCTTGAAATTTAGGTAAGGCTGAACAGTGATCGTGTCAGAACCAGCATTTACGCCAGACTCACCGAATGTACCGGTGGTGCCAGCGGGCTTGTAGTAAAGGGCGCCGGACGTACCGGACAAAACAGTGACAGCCATGTTTGTGAACGGTAGTGGCTAGGGTCAGTCTAGATACGCTTCAAAGGTAGCAGTTAGCTGAGTTTGAAAGTAAGGCTCAGGCGCTGCTGGCGTTACTTGTGCTGGTCCCGAGGCTGCGTCAAAGATAATGCTGCTGAACTTTGCGCGGTCAAACTTGTCCTTGATCCGTTCTGCAATAGTGAAGTTTGCAGCGGCGCCTTGACCCTGTGGCGTAAAAACGTTGACTACCAGCGTGCCAGTCTGACGGTTGAAACCAGTGCTTGGGCCAAGCAGCGTGGCGTAGTTGTTATCGCCAAAGCGAATGAACACTTGGACCCATGGTGTGTTGTTGGGTGGCGTGAACGGAACGTTTTGGTAGCTGATTGGATAGGCAGGCGATAACGCCAACTCCGTTGCGATGCGCCCTTCAATGGCAGCGCGAACGTCGTTGTAGGTGCTGCTCATGATTCCCTCCCGATGCGGTCAGCGTTGGTTCGCACAAAGCCTTGTATGTCTTTAGCGATGCCTTGCACCCAGCCTCCAGGAGCCTGCTTTGACCAACCTTGTGCAAGACGTTTTGCGTAAGGAAGGTTGTTATGGATGCTGTAGACGTTCCCTAGTTTTTCCTGCTGGTAGCCGATTCGCTCAATTTGCGGTGTGCCTGTGTATGTGCCGGGAGGCTTTTCTCCGCCTGGTGCAGCATTTTCGCCAACCTGCCAGCTAACGCGAAAGCGACCAGTATCAACAGGGCTGGCGGCTTTTAGGCGTGCATCAGTTTCAAGTACAGCAACACGCAACAGCTTTTCCATCTGCTGCTCTGCGTAGTTGCCAATATCGCCAATCCTGATGGTGCGTGCCATTATGCCCTCAAGATCAGCTCGTAAGTGATCGGGGTGTTGTCCTGTTCAATCGTACGCACCTCAATAACCTGATGCGTCACACTGCTAATCAGCACTTCATCAGCAGTCGTAGGCGCGTTGGCAACATCAGCAGCTGCAATCAGCAGCCGTTTGTCTCCTGCCTGAATTAGATCATTGACTTCGTTCAGCCTGACATCTTCCAACACGCCGCGTACTGTAGTGTCAGCAGTAGTTTCGCTAACGGTGCCTGTCGTTGTGTTGTAAGCGCCAGTGGTTACGCGGCGGATAGTGGCAACACCACCAAACTTCAGCATCAGCTTGCTGGCGGTCTTACGCAGCGACGTAGCAAGCGCCATTTATTAAGCCACCTGTACTGCTGTCAGGATAATACCGGGAATAGACGGATGCGCCGGCCCCGATGGCGATGATGGTAAAGATTGAATGCTTGCGGCAACGTTAGTGGTTGACCAGATCAATTCCAAGTAATCGTTGGCGGCAAGTTTTAGGACGTAATTTACGCAGCCGATAACGTGACCATCAACGCCGCCATGGCTTGAAATAATGCTGAACTTGCTATCCGATGCAGGTACGTCGCCAGTGCTGCCTTCATTGTTCTTACGCAGCCAGATATTGATATCGTGAATCGAGGTGCTTGTGTTTACAAACTGAACAGAATAAGTGACACTATAAACGCCTGACCTAGAAAAGGTAACCCGCGATCCAGAAACAATGCTTATGCCACGACTGTCAGGATCAGTTGAATTGATGCCAATTGAATAGGCAGTGTTAGCGAGTGTCGCAATCTGTTGAGTCGTGTCATAAAACGACCCCCACAACATTTGGTTGCGGACCGTATCAAGCTTGCTGGTAAAGGGGTTGAGTTTAAACGCCATTGCTCAACTCCTCGTGACGGTCATCAGGTTGTTGTTGCCGTCATAAGTCATGGTCAACGTGGCGACGACTCTGCCACTTGCGCCGCCACGTTTATACGTTGCAGTCAGCAGGTTGTTAGCGCCGTCGTAAGTGTTAACGATGTAGTCATGCGTTGGGATCTCAAGTCCATCGCGTGACGTAGCGTCACCACCGCCAAGGAGAACGTAAGCCATCAGAGCCTGTAAGCAACGACGGTGCCACTTGTCAGTGTGATGCTGGTAAAGACACCTTCGATTTCAGTGCTCGCTTTGAAAGGGATTGCACTCAGCGTGTTGCCAGTCCAGTCCTGAGCGGTCAAGCTGGCAATCACAGAATCCTCAAGGGCAACAATCTTGCCGAAGCGTCCCGCATGTGCTGCGGTGTCGTCGATGAACTCAGCACCGGGGTACATGTAGCCCATTGATCAGCTCCGGCGGATAGCAAAGTTGCCTGGTCCACTAATTCTAAGCCCGATCAAATACCGCTCATAAATTGGCGGCACGCGATCGGCTCCGGTTGCCATGCTGCTAGCACCTGCTGATTCAACACGTAACGAACCGATCTGAACGGACTTGTAATCTTCGATCCCACTCAGCCCCATACCATCCTTGTTGTTGTTCAGGTAAACAGCAAGGACACACTGAGCCTTTTTGATCTGATCAGGGATCTCAGTGTCGGTGTAATAGTCAGTTGTAATGCGGAAGGGGAACCCTACTGCGTAGGTGTTGATGTAAGTGTCAGGTTTTCGCACACCAGTACGCGGCCACTGCAAGGCTTGCGTATCAGTTGCACGAGCACCAAGAAAACGTTCACGATCAATGCGCTGCGTTGCCGAAACTAGCGCACGGTTTTTTTGATCAGTGGTGGCTGATGCCCAAGCGGTTACATCATCGTCCTGAACGAAGCCTTCAATAATCAGCTCCGCTGCTGCCAGTGTCAGGTAGCTGTTGGCGTTTGCGCCCCCTACCGTTGCGTCGATTGTGATTGCCATCGGTAGGTTCCGTGGTCAGTTCAAGTGTAGGTACAGGCTCCGCAATAGGAAAAGAGGCTGCCTCTTTAGAAGCAGCCTCACGTTCCTGGCGTCGCCTAAAGGCGAACAACCCCATCTATCAGCCGCCCTTACGGAAAACGGTGAAAGCGGGGGTGCCCACTGCAGTGCAGACGAACACATAGGTTGCGCTGGAAGCAGCAGCCACAGTTGCCATAGCAGCCACGCCACCTAGGGTGATACCCGAAGCAGCAGCGGTCAGCGTGATGGCATGAGTGGAAGCAGCCACGTTCACGACGGTCAGCTCAAAAGCTGTGCCGATTTCCAGCGGACCACCGATGTAGGACTTCAGATCAGCGCCGGTAGGAGTAGTGAGTGCACGACCCGTAGAAGGGGTCATGGTCACAACACCGTTGACGCATTCAGCAGCAGTCAGTGTGGTGGCTTCGTTGGAAGCAGCCTTGAGTGGGTGCTTCCCGATTGCGATCTCCTGAACTGAAAGGTCAGAAGTCAGCTCAAAGATAGAGGAAGGCATGGTCAGTTACCTCAATCAAAATTAGAGGTGTTGGTCGAGCGAACGATTCCCAGGTTCTTGGTTTCGTACACTTTCGACCAATTGCCCACGGTCTCGAGCTGAGCACGAGTTGGGTTCACTGTGGTGACGCCCCACTTGGCACCAACAGGGTGGTACACGTAGTGCAGGTCAATCGACATGGCATCGCTCTTGGCGAGGATGTCACGGTCGGTCTCTGTGTTCATCGCCATCTGTTCACCGCTGGCGACAGCGCCTTGGGTGAAGAAATAGGTGGCGTACTCAGTGCTAGAACCGCTGCCGTCAGTTTGCACATCGTCGGAGACGATGACACGCAGACCACAGTAGGTAGGAACTTCAATGCTGCCGCCGTAAGCAGCAACAAGCGAACCACCAGATTGAGTGGTAGAAGTGCCCCGAGCCTCAGCAGTCGACACATAGTCGATAGCCTTGCGCTCAACCAGGTCGTAATAGACCTTGGAGTGCATAGCGATAGCGGTCAGCTTGTCGCCTTGGTCGCCCAGCAGAGACTTGGCTTCTGCCACATGACGCGGGGACAGCGTGGTCGGGGTATCACCCGATTCACCGTCGATGGTCAGGGGGAAGAAAGCAGCCGAGCTAGAAGTGGAGCCGAGGCTGCCGAACACACCAGCAAGGCTGGACAGCAGATCCTTTTGACGCTGGTTAGCGATGTAATCAGCGATCTTGGCGCCGATGGCAGCCATGGGATCGGAACCAGCAGCAAGAGCTGCAAGGTCACGAGCCTCAAAGGCACGACCACGGTGCAGGATCACGCCAACTTGCTTGTCAGCAGTGATTTTGCCGGGGGTTAGGGAGGAGCTGTCGGTCAGCACCTCAAAGTCACCGGAAAGGTTGGCTTTCCAGAAAGGAACGTTGATGAAATCACCGCCCTCGGTGGCATTCAGCTCCGCCATGGGCTGCACAACACCGCTAGCCAGGAAGGCATCGCGCTGAGTGGTTTGCTCAATGACGTAAGGCGTAAATACCTCGGGGATGATGATGTCAGAGCGAAGGGTCGCCATGACAAGTCTCCAAGATTGGTTTACGGTTTGGGCGCAGCCCTAGGCTCTGTGCGGCGCAGCCATCACGAGCAGACAAATAAATACTAACGCCCCGCTGCTACTTTTAACTTCTCGTACAAATCACGGTCAGTACGAAACAGACGTGACTGTTCGGTGAGGTTGAAAGATTCAGGAGCGAACGGGTTTTTGGTGCCTGCAGGGATGTCGCCAGTGGTGCGACCAACGGGTGCTCCACTGCCCTGTGGCTTGGGTTGCTTTTGCATCCAGGCTGGCAGTTGCTTTGCCCACTCCTGCACGGGTGTGCGTTGGTAACCATCTACCACTACGACGGTGCCGTCAGCTTCGCGCTCGATCTTGTCCGGCGATAGCTTGGTCTTCATAACCAAGTCAGGATCATGCACGATGTCAGCCAAGGCGCTTACAGCAGGCGTAAGCAGTTCAAGTTCACGGACGCGGGTTTCAAGTTCTGAGATGCGCTTGTCCTTCTCCGATGTCGCCTCACGGAACTGGTGCTCCAGAGCCTGTCGTGCCTCTTGGTACTTTCCTTGTGATTCGAGCTGCTGTTGCTCGTAGTTGCGTTTGAACTCAAGCAGTTCATCGACGTTGACCCCATCCGGCAGCTTTGGTGCTTTGGATTTGGCTTGACGCAGTTCAGCGATTAGTTCTTGGTTTTTGCGCTCCAGTGCTTCTACGCTGCGCTGCAACGCTTCAGCTTCAACCCCAGTAGCCGCAGACTCTTGGGTTTGTTGTTCGTCTGACATGGATAAGCCGCAGGCTTAATTACGCTGGTATCGTACCAGCGAAAGCAGTAATGACACGCGAATGGAATACTCCTATTCGTGAGCCGTGGAATCCTTTAATCAAGCAAGTGCTAAACGCTATCGACCGTCATGAGCTGTTGTATCGGCAGACGGGTTTAGGTTGGCACGCTGCCAAGGCGCAAGAGCTGCGCTGGTATATCTCAGAGCTGAAGGACTGGATTCACTGCGAAGAAGCTACCATTTCTCCCGATCAGCCCAAAACGCAGCAGCCACGGTAGGTAATCATTTCTTCAGCGGTGCTTCGCGCAGTTCAGACCGTAGCTTTAGGACTTTGCTGCCAGTGGATTCTGACTTTAGTTCAAGGACAGGATCACCGGGCTGAGCGATCCGCACGACCTGACCACCACCCTGCGTGGTAATGGTGGCACGCTTGCCTGCCATGCCAGTCACCCTGCCGAAGGTGCGTGTGCCTTGGTAAACCCAGCTAACGCGTGAACCGATGCCGATTGCCATTACTTCTTGCCTTTAGTTTGTTTTTTGGATTTGCCAGCTTCGCTAAGTGCGATAGCGATTGCTTGCTTACGGCTTTTTACGGCTGGTCCTTTTCCCGGTCCCGGTTTGCCGCTTTTCAATGTCCCGGCTTTGTACTCGCTCATCACCTTGCCGATCTTTTTCTCGGCTTTGGTTGGTTTCTTCGCCATGACGCCAAGCTTCAATGCCTGTTAGCAGTGTAGAACCGTCAGCCGTTGCCCAGCCTTTGTCGGTGTACACGGCAGCAATCCAAGCTTCACCGTGTAACGCTTCTACCACGTCGCTTTTGATGTAGAAGATCCCTTCGTTTTTGAAGTGTCTAAGACTCGGTAGCTCCATAGCGTTTTCTCAGTTGCTGCAAGGTTAGTTCGCTGCCATCATCGCGCACCAGCTTGGCGATAGCGTCCTTTCCGCCATACTTGTCTACAAGCATGTTGAAGTAGGGCACTTTTTCCTTGCCTAGCACTTCAGCCTTGGTTGTTGCATCCTGCTTGGCTAGCCATTGCCCGTAGGACAAATCAGCAGGCACCTGCCCGTCCATACTTGCTCGCTTAGCCGGAGGTGGTGGGGTGAAGCCTAGTTCTTCATAGTCGATCACTGGCACAGTCGTTGACCTGCAGTTGAAATGCTGCGGTGGTGTTGGACCTTTGCCGTATTCAAACTCACGCCCGTCTAACGCACGGCAGATCGAGGAGGTACGGCTATCGAGCGTGGCGACGTAGCGGTACTTTTTGGTGATGTCTTGATTGGCTTCGTAAACCTGTTGGCTGGAAGCGTTAGCGACTTGATTGATGCTCGTGCGAACGAGCGTCATCACCTGATTGTCAGTTGCTTGGGTCAACTCGCCACCCTTTTGCGCTAACTGCCTGACGCTGCCAGCATCACCAAGTTGCAGACTGCCGATTAGGCGTTTAGCGAGAGCAGGCGTTGTCTCGCCGGTTAAGAGACCATTCCGCACAACCTGCGAGAACCGCTCGGCTTGATCGGCGGCGATGCCACGGAATGCTTTCTGTACAACCTGTCCATTTGGCAGCGTGATGGTTGCGCCTTTGGCAGCGGTAAGGCTGAACGTCTGTGGTGCGCCCTGCACAGCGGCAAACAGATCATCACTCAGCGTGACGACGTTGAGCTGGGTTGGATCTGTGGTTACTACAGACTGTGCAAACTGCGGACTGATTTCTACGGTATTGACTGCGCTACGGGCACCAGCAGGCAAAGCGCGGCGTAGCTGATCTTCGACAAACTCAGACTGCAACAGGGCTAAGCCTTGCAGTTCACCGGTCAACGTAGTAACGCTGGCATCAGACCAAGTGCCTAACGAGTCTTTGAGCTGCGCCAAGATTGCACGGAGTCTGGCAGCTTTGACCGGCGCTGCTAATTCATCAATGGTGCGTAGCTGATTGACCGCATCAATAATGATGTCGTTATACGAAACGACGAGCTGTTTTGCGACGCTATTGCTGTAGCGGTTCAGGTCAATCGCATTACGGTACAGGCTGGCTGGTGTGCTCACGGATCAATCCCGATATCAGCAGGGTGACACGACGTGATGGAGTAAACATCAGCGCCTTGTTTTAATGCTTCTTTGAATAGCAGTATCAGTGCATTGCCGGTTTCATCGCCGGCATCTTCGATGTTCATTTCTTCTACGGCATAGATTCTGCCTTGCTTAAACCAAGAGACCCTAACGATGGCAAACAGATCGGGCGGCAATGTGCCCTGCACGCAAGACAGTTGTTGCTTGCGTGGTTTCTTGAAGGCGCCCATCATCAGCCACATCAGCATGGTTACATCATGCCGGAATTTGTTCTTCGTCTTCGTCGTCTGATGATTCCTCAGGCATTTGTTGCATTTCGCGTGGCTCAGGCTGATCCATTTCGATCAGGCCACCGTTTTGCGTAGCTTCTAGCTCTTCTTCTACGTCAAAGTCATCGCCTAGGACTTCCCCTTCGCTGAGCTGATCGAGCAGTGTCTTCTGTGTGATTGTGCCAGCTGTATAAAGCGCTAGCAGTGATTGGATCTCCTGCGGTTCAAGACGTGAGCCTAGGAAGTCACGGTTAACGTAACTGCTCCCAGCTTCAGGGATATTCAGATACTGCGCATGATAAGTGAGGCAATTGTCGATCATGTCTTGCATGTTCTGCGCAATGACCATCATGGTGCTGTCACCTTGACTGCGGTCAATGCGTTTAGCCTCGGCGGTTTCAGCCGATAGCTTTTGACCAAGCACAGCTGACAAACCTAGTTCGTTGATCTGATAGGCAATCTGCTCTAGGCGCTTGAACTGCGCTTCAAAGCTGTTGCCACTGGGTTCGATGTACTCTGCCCGCCCTTCTGATGGGAAGGCGATAGCTTCACCAGGACCGGCTGATACTTCCTCGGCAGCAGATGGGAAGCCGAAAAACGCCAGCATCGGCACGGCACTGATGTGAAGCTGATTATCTAGGTCAGATTGGATTTGGTATGCCTTCAGATTTAGCTCCGCGATGTCTTCCATCGGCGGACGTGATTCCATGAAATTGACGCGGTTAGCGTAGGCAACGCTAAAGGGGATTTGTTCTAGCGTTGTGGTGCCGCTGTCATGGATCTGGAAGTCGCCAGCCTTTTCGTCGCGGCGGTGGATTTCAAAAGCGCCAGGGGTTAGTACTCTGACCTGTTCGACTTCTTTCTCTCCGTATAACCCATCAGGCACAACAACACGCTCCAACAGGCGAAGCTGGCTCAGTTGTTGAGCACCGTCTTTTAGTTCAGTGCGCCAGCCTAGGATGTCACGCGGCGTATAGCTGACCCAATACGGTCTTCCGTTTTCACCACTAGTAGGTGCATCCACAAGCACGCCAACATGCCCGTAACGCACCATTTTGCGTGCGGTTTCATATGTCCAGACGTTGAGGTCGTTGCCGAGCAGGTCTACGTCAAAAAGCTGCTCGCGTACCAGATCAGATACATCGTTTAACCTGACCGGCTTGCGTGTCAACATGCCAGCGAGCATCCGCTCAAGCCGGACGTAATACGGTGCCAGCACTGAACGTGCCAGCCTGTTGTCGTAGCTTTCGTCTAGCTCGCGTGGTTCTTGCGGGAGGTAACGGCGATGGCGGCGCCGCATTTCGTAGGTGCCGCCGATCAGATCCTCAATCAGAACCCAGTGTGGTTCTTGGTTACGCCAAGCAGAATTGGGATCATTGACCTGCGCGACGCGACTGGTCAGTTGGCGGTCATAGTGACGAAAGCCGGAGTACACCAGTTTTATCGCGCAGGCTATGGATCAGTTTAAGCAGCTACAGGTTGCTCGCTGTTAGCAGCAGAGAGGGTGACAGACTTGCGACCGAGTTTGATTTCAAACTCATCGCCGGGTTTGAAACCCATTTCCTGAACGTAGCCTTCACCGATGGACAGTTTGCCGTTGAACTGCACTTTGGTTTTGTAGGTCAGGCTGCGACCACGTTTGGCGGCAGGCTTCAGTTCAAAGCCTTTTGCTTCGAGGAGTGCTTCGTAGAACTGGGTGAAGCAGAGCTTGTCGCCTTTGAGGTAGCCGCACTCGCGGACCAGCTCAGTTTTGCTGGCATCCTTGAGTTCTTTGACTTTGGCGAGTAGTTCAGGGCCGGTGAGCATTAGTAGGGTAAGACCGAGACGCTGCTGACTATAGCTTTAATACAGCCTGATGCCAGTACCTCTGCCCGCGCCAGCGTGTAGCGGGTTGAACTCACGCCAGATGAGGTAGCCGAGCGCGTCATTCATGTGGTCATGCCCTGAATCCTTGTCAGGGTCGCCCTTTTCGGTATAGCACTGCAATTCTAGGCATTCGATCATCCGCTTACAGCTTGCGCTGATCTGCAGCCTCACCTGTCCTTTGCCGTTTTCTAGCAGTGCCTGCACAGCAGAAACCCTGTCTCTGACTGGTGGGTTGGCGCGTGGTGACTGGTTTGACATGCCGTAGGACTCCAAGATCTGGATGTCGGTTTGACTGGCGTTAGTGCTGCGGTTGCCACCAGAGGCGTCAGGGTAGATGTAAATACGACGGTCTGGGTAGTGTGCTTTGATCTGCTGGGCTAGGCTATCGGTGTCGTGAGCACCGCTAATCTCGTCGATCACGAACAGGGTGTTGTTGAGCTTGACGCCAATCACGGCGGACATGTTGCCGACGTTGAAGTCAACGCCAACGCGTAGCGGTTCGCGCTCAGTGTCTGGCAGCTTGCTGATGACGTGCTTGTTGCGGTCGAAGCGGTCGTAGACAGTGCCGGTTGTGAGGTTGACGAACTCGCCGTCTAGGTATGCCTTCAGCAGAGTTGGGTCGTAGTTTGCTTCGAGGCGCTCAATAAAGTCTGGTGGTAGGTGCGGGTTATCGACCGACCGCATTTTGATTAGCTTGCGATCCTGTCTGGTTTGAGCTTCCTCGCTGCCGAAGGTAGTCCACATCCAGCGGAAACCTTCAGGCGTTGACGCGGCACCGAACTGACGGACGTTGCCAGAACGTAAGCGACCAAGGATTTTTGGGAATGCCTTGTTAGCGATGGCTGGGGTAACGGTATCGATCTCGTCTGCCAGCACCCAAGCAAGGTTCAGACCGATGATGCGTGACCAGTTCTCAAAGCTACGGCACAGGATTTTCGTGTCGCCACCTGGTAGGTGGAGCATGTACTCCGGCAGCGGTGATGCACGAAAGGTGTATGGGATCTCGTAGTGCTCCAGGAAGTCTTCGAAGTCGTTTTGCCAGATGTCGCGGATTAGCGGTCCGGTTGGTTCCATGACGCAACCGATAAAGCCCTGATTGGCAGCAGCGAGGGTAACTGCCTTGGCTGCTAGGGCACGAGTTTTACCAGCGCCGTAGCCTGCGCTGATGCCGATGATCTGCGTTTGATCGTCGGTGACGAACGCTAGCTGTCCAGGGTGAAGGTCGCTGTGGATGCGCTGCAGCAGTTGGTCAGTGTCTATTAGCTCGCCGGAGTGGTTGAGCTGTTGTAGGACGTGACCTTCTGGCAGCGCAGACAGAATGCTCACGAGCAAAGCTGCGCCAAGCGTGCAGCAGTATTGATGGCGCCGAGAGCGATGTGATACTGCCCAGCTTTGCGTGCTTCAAGCTGCAGTGTTGAGCATTGGGATAGAAGATCAGCGATCATCTGCGGGCGTTCTATGTCCCAGTCAGCACGCAGTTGATCACGTGCTAGTTGGAGGTATTTATCACAGGCGCGTTCGCTTACCCCCCAGTTTTCCGATGCAAATCGTATGCAATCTGAACGTCGCCCACCGTTAGCGATGATGCGAGCGAAGCGTTGAGCGCGAAGTTCAGTTTCTGCTTTAGTACCGCGATGAGCTGCCATTAGGACACCTCTTGCGATGAAATGGAGCGAGGTGGTCGGTGATGCTCCGCCGCCGAGACGCTGGTAGCGCCTGTTGCCTGCTTACCTCGCGTGGTCATGCTAGCACCTTTATACATTTTGGCACCTACCTCTTCGATTTTAGAGAATGGGAGGATGGGTATGGTTAGGCGTTGTTTGGCTGATTGATCTATGAGGTAGATGTAGCGTAGCTGGAAGCCAGGAACGAATTTAGCGCCGATTGCTTTAAAGGGTGCGATTGTGGCACCGGAGTAGTAGGGGATGTTCCATTTTTTACATAGGCGACGACGTAGGGCGCAACCTTCTTTTGATGACCCGCCGTTTGTGATGGGGAGGGTAGCGTAGACCTCGCCATCAGGAAAGCGAAGCATGGATGTGTTGGGTTTGATGCCTGTGAGGTAAAAACCGCTGGCACGGTAGATAGTGCCATCACCGCACTGTGAACCGTCAGCGTATGAGACTATCCACTGGATGTGTGGGTATTGTTTGCGGATTAATTTGATGGCGATGGCGATAGCGCGTGATTCGCTGTTGCGTGGCAAGAGGTCATGAAACGCCATACGGTTGAGTTCTAGGAACCCGTTCCATGGCGTGTCACGGACGAATGCTTGTGTTTTGCGTTTGTCCATGCTGGGACCAAACTGCATTGCACCCAGCAGTTGACCGTTTAGGTAGACGCCAAAGTGTAGTTGGCTATTGGGAACTACTTTGCTGGAGTAGTGAACGCGTTTGACCAGTTCGTTTGCGGCGGCTGCCTTGATGGGTTTAACGAGTATGTCTTTAGCGGAGGCCATGATCACTACCCCATGAAAGGAAGAGTTCAGCAACACGAGCAAGTGCGTTGCCGTTGCTGTTTTCGTTGATGGATTCGTCAAAGGAGCCCATCGCCTTTGCTTTGTTTAGGGCTTCTTGGACGATTATGGCTTGGTCGTCATGGAGAGTGAACGCCATCTGCTGAAAGGGTTGCTTGTCGCCGTCGTCTAGTTCTGGGAATGCTGTTTCAGCGTCGTCCAGCAGGCTGTCTAGGTCGGTTTGCTCAAACCATGGACTGATGTCGTGTTCGTTTGATAGATGACGAAGCATGTCCTGATCCCACTCGCTGAGATCGCTGGTGCGGTTATCCGCTAGGGCTAAACCGACTTTTTCGTCTTCTGACAGTCCGGTGCGACGTACGGCGATGATTTCGTCACCGTCGGTTTCGATGATGCGGACGTTTTTGATGCCTGCTGCTTTAGCCCCTTCGACGGTGCCGTTGCCGGCGAGGATGCGATTTTCTTCGTCGATGACGATAGAGCGTGCTGCACCGTAACGGTCGATGGATTCTTTGATCAGGGCAGCAGAGCGGTCGGTGCGCTTGCGGGCATTTTTATGGTCTGACTTCAGTGAATCAATGGATGGCACTGCGTAGGTGTAGCGAGTGCAGAAAGGATAACAAGGTTAGGTAGAAGATTTCAACTGCCGTAGCTGATTGATTTTTGGTTCGACGAGGTGATGAGAAGAAACGGTGCCGCAGGTGTCGCCAATGCAAACGCGAACGCTGCCGTCATCGAGCGTATGGCAAGTCGGCTGGACGGATGAAGCGGCTGATTCGACCAGTAAGTTCAGGCGGTCGCGTGGGGTCATGGCGTTGGTGGTAGAGGGCGGTTAGGTAGTCATCCATCAGTGTGAGCAGCTCCTGCGGATCGGGTAGCGGGCGTTTGCGGTTTGACATGGACGGCATTGATGACAGCAGCGGCGATGGCTTCGATGATGGGGCGCGGTGCGCAACCACGAGAGGCGGCTAGAGCGGCCTGTACGGCGCGGTGGTAGGTCTGCAGGGTGAGCGGGGCTGCAGCGGCGTTAGCAGCGACTGCAGGGTCACCTAGGGCGCGCAGACGCATCAGGGTGGAGCGATCCATGCCAAGGGCTTGGGCTTGGCGGGTGATGTGGGCGTTTTCGTCGACGGTCAAGCCGACTTTGACGGCGGTGCGCTTTTCGGTCAAATCTCAGTACGGGAGCGGGTTTTCGTCGGGTTCAGGCTGGAAGTCACGCGGGTCTGTGACCTGAACGTGCGGGTTGGCGTAATGCTCAGGATCGCGTAACAGGTTCCTGTAGGCGCTTGGGTTGTTGTGCCCTGGTGGCGGGCTGTCGAAATCTTCGATGGTGCAGCGCCCAGCAGCGATGAGGCGTTCTAGGAGCTGGCGAGCACCGTGCTCGGTGGACAGGCGTTTTAGCGGCATCAGGCGAATGCCTCCTCGCGCTTGCGTTCTTCCTCGGCGAACGGGTGGATGACGAACCTGCCGGGCGTGCCGCCTTCGACTGGCGGCTTGTAGGTCATGTACCTGCCGAACTCGTCGTAGCGCCCTAGCGGGTAGGGGTAGGCGTTGCGTAGCTGGAACTTATCTAGCTTTCGCTCTGCCTCCTCAAAGTCGCTGGCATCGACGGTGCGAAACGCGGGGGCGGTGCCTTCCTTGGCTGATTTAGGGAGGACGGCGTAGACGATGTGGTTTTTGCTTTCAGGGTTGAACAGTTTCATCGGATCACGTCGGGGATGGTGCCATGCGCGATTGGGCGGTCGG